CCTGTTCATCAATATAATAATGATGGATGTCTTTGTCGTAGATTTCCTGCCGTTTGGCATCACGGGCACGCCAGAGCAGTTCTTCCGGTGTCGGCTGTGGTTCCGGTGTCAGTGCCATGTACCAGCATTCCAACGGTGAAGCTTCCGGATAGTCGTTATGATACTTCTCCTGTTCTTCGTTAAGCAAGAGATAAGCGCCATCTTCAAACTCTTCAAGAGTTGTGCCTGTCTTATAGGAAGCAGGTAAGACTTCTTCTATAGGCCAAAAGTTTATTTGTTTTTGAATGTATAGCATGATATTGTTCGTTTTTAAATTACACATACGGTTTAGTAGGAGGAGTGAAGTTTGATGTCCAACGGGCGATATCACTTACTCTGAATTCATCTATTTTTGATTTTATAGAATATAGAGGATCACCATCTCTCCTGTTTTGTCCTCCTAATCTTAAACTATAACTCGGAAGAATAGAACTTTTCAAAAGACCTTCCCCTTTCAAATATCCATCGATAAAGATCATAACATTCCAATTATGACATACCACTGCTATATGTGACCATTTTTTTAAAGTTGGATATGTGTACGTGGAAATAAAGGATTCAGATGTATTATCGGCATGAAAGGTTATACCCAAACCATTATAAATATATAAAAATAGTGCTCCACATTGTCTTATACTGTCTTCTGCTTGGGTGCAACCGAATAATAATGATTCATTTCTTTCATTAGGATATATCCAAAAATCAATAGTAAAATACCCTGTAGATATAAGATTAGCATACCAAGACCGGTCCAACAATAATACTCCATTTCCAAACTGGCCACAGGACTTGAATCTTCCATTAGAAAGGATAATTACTGATCCTTCTTTAGAGACAGATTTTCCCAACATATCGTGAATAGGCTCTTTATCAAAGTTTAATAGAAAGACCGTATTATCATCAGGCATACCAACATTTTTTCCCATCATCACCCTTCTCTTCATCTCTCACCTCCTTTCATTATACTCTCACGACAATTATCCCATGTTCTTTTTTCAGCGATACCCCTGTGGCTTTACCAGCTGGCAGTTCAACGCTTGTTTCCTCCGATTGCCAGCCCGAACCGTTTGGGATCGGTTGGTTAATCGTTGATCCGGTGTTGTTCTTAATGGACAGATAAAACTCCTGCATCTCGGGAACGCTTCCTATATTCGCAAAGTTGATCGCCTGCACAGATGTACTCGAATAGGTAAAACGCAAGTTATACGGTGATGAAGGAAGTGACTTTAAGGTACTGACATCGACATACTCTTTCAACCTCAAAGAGTCCGATACCTTCGTTTTCTCTTCATTGCTGTAATTATTATCCGTATGGACATAAGCAGCGTCCTTGACCGTATGGTCGTCATTCTGTAACTGGGATAGCCTTGTCGGAATCGCCTGCTGGACGTTTGTGATGCTCTGGTTCAGCCCGGCGATGATCCCTTGCAACGTCTGTGTGTCCTCTACGTTGGCAAGGAAAGCGATGATCTCGTTAAATGACTCGATGGCACTCGATGCGTCACCCGAAACGAGCGTGTTGACTTGCTGCTGCAAGGCTGTCAGCGCGTTCCTGATTTCCGTGTCGTCGTAGCTTTCCCCGTCCTGTCCTTCGGCTACCACCCCCGTATCTTCGTCGCCGATTTTCCAGTGCTTCGTTGCCGGATCGATCGAAGGAACCGGAGCATTGTTTCCCCGAAGGTTCGGGGTGTCAAACTTACCTTCAGCCGTCGTGATCGTCAGGATATAGGTCGTGGCATCATTCGTTTTAACCGTGACCTTCACCTCCTGCATGACGGCCGGCAACTGGGCAAACGTATGAACGCCATCAGCCAGCTTCATGTTGAATTTACCGTTTTCCAAACGTTCAAATAACCAGACTGATGTAGGGTAGACGGTTGCGTTATCGGCCCATTCAGCCGTCGTCAGTTCGATCTGTTGATAAATAAATGCACCTTTCTTACTCATTGCTTAAATATCCTTGTTTTATCGTTCGTACTGATTCGTTGTAATAATTGGCTCCTGTCAGATAAACATTACCGGGCAAGGCTGTACCGCTGCCGGATTCCTTCCACGAGGCTTTTCCCCCGGCAAGATCATAAAGCCGGTAGAACACATATTCGCCATCTTCTGCTACACGTACTTCATCGCCGATACGAAAGTTGATGGTTGTACCGTCGGTATTGACATAGCTCAATGTATTTTCGTCCGGGATAGCCTCCAACGTCGGGATCTCCGGTTTGTTCTTGATGTAGTTCTTATTGACAGGATCGGTAACGTTCCAGTCGGGTTGTAGTCCACTGATGACTCCTTCGGCGGCTTCGGCTGCACGATTGGCGCGGTCGGCGGCTGTGTTGGCCTTGCCGGTTGCGACTATGGCATCTTCCTTTGCTGCATTAGCAGCCAAAGCAGCCGTATCCGCCAGTCCTGCCTTTTCATTGGCCAGAGTAGCGGCAACATTGGCTGTATTTGCCGCCTTGTCTGCATTTTCTTTTGCCGTGTTTGCGGCCAAAGCTGCATCCGTCGCCGATTTTGTAGCAGTCTCGGCAGAAGCTATGGTATCATCCGCACGCTCTACAACCGCATTAGCATTTTCGGCGGCAGTTGTAGCCGAGGATGCTGCTTCATTCGCTTTATCCGTTGCGGTATTGGCATTTAATGTTGCTGTGTCAGCCTTTCCTGCGGCATCATTGGCCTTTCCTGCGGCTATATTGGCTTCAACAGTTGCTTTATCTGCTTCTTCCTTTGCCATATTGGCTGAAGCTGCTGCGGTATCGGCATTCTCGGCTGCGGTATTGGCTATACCGGCTTTTTCCTCCGCCAATGCAGCGGCAGCAACAGCCAATTTGGTCGCTGCATCAGCATCTCCGGCAGATTGAGTTGCTTGACCAGCTGCGGCATTTGCTAAAGCTGCGGCATCATTTGCAGCCTTGGTTGCCACCTCTGCGCTCACTTTTGCGGTGTTTACATTCGATATAGCAGTATTAGCTTCCTCCTTAATTTGGGACATCTGTTCACGAACCTCTTTTGCCGCATCCGTTGCCGGCTTCATAAGTTCGGCCTTATCAGTCTCTGTCAGATCAGAAAAATGCAGTTTCAATTGATCCACTTCTGCTGGTGTCAGATCGGAAAACTTCATTTTCAATTCTTCACGGTCGAAAATATCCACGTATGCACTATCCGGCTCACCTTCGTATTTCATTTGAAGCGTACCGTTCAACTTTCGAAAAACCGGCTTCTCTCCTTTCGGCCCACGAATTTTCTCAATTTCCAACAGATTCTGCCAAGCACCATTAGCTCCTTGTTTCCAAAGGATGTATTTATCGTTTATCCCTAAAAACGCACTAAGGCCGGGATCGCCCTGTTTACCTTTCATTGCAGAGGGCAAAGCACGCTTAGGTCTCCCACCCTGAATGATCAGGATCATATCATTATCGGTTATTGTTCCGGCTGCCGGAAGCAAATTAGCCCTGATTATTTCAAATTCTTCTGCCATATCAATTGAAAACTATTATTCTACCTTGCTCGTCTGCCAATAACCCCAAATCCGGATCCTTCAGCACACGGTAACGAACATCACCGCCAGCATCTATCCAACTCACTACGGGAACAACAACAGAAATAGTGAATCTTGCTCCTATCCGGTTCTCCTGCCAGACTTCCACAGAAAAGGACGGGCAATCAGTATAGTACACCTGAATGATACCATCCAACGTCTTAATATATAATTCCTGATTTCCTACACCGGATATCTGGCTAAAGAATGCCCGATAGTTATTCAGAAACTCTTCCACACTGCCGGCCAACATCCAAAGGGACAGTTTTATTTCCCTATGCTGGGTTTTGATTGTCGAAAGGTCTACCGTACGGCCATCGGTGAACGGCGCCTTAACCGCAGGATATTTCAAGATGTCCTCCTGGTTATCGTCCGATCCTATACCGAAGTCTGCAAAGTCTATCCCATTAATCGCATACTGCCCGCGAAGCCCGATACCACCGGCCGGAGTTGCCGGATAAATGGCATGATTGTCCTCGACAAAAGAAAGTTCAAACACAGATACGTTCTCCCCTGCATTAAATGGCACAGGCTGTTCGTGAGAAGAGCAGACATTGAAGCGTAAGCGGTTGGTCATACCGGCAATAAGATTGAATTCCCGATAGCCCGGTGCGGACAGATCAGCAACAAACTTTCTATACCCAGACCAGAACTGCTCAAGCGTTTCTGCCTTCATGAGGAATTTCAACTTGACGGTCTTAGGTTCGAACTCCACAACCGAGAGATCGGGATCGATTCCGTCGGCTTCCGCCCAGTTGTTATATTTGACTGCCTTACGTTTGGGGTATTTCAGAAGATCATCAAAAGAACCTTCCAATAATTTACATCCCCATTCAGTATATACGTCTTTTCCGTCTATTGTCATAATACACGTGCTGTATGGTCTTTATGAGTTATTACCTTACCGCCAGCGTTCTTTACGAACACCACGGCATAGTTACTCGCATGGATCTCGGCTTCCGCCCCGTGCATCAGGATCACGTTGTAGCGGCCGATCGTATCAAAATGAAGGATTGCCTTGGAACCGGCCAGGAATACCTTCACCGGATTCGTCAGTTTCACGTCCGTTTCGATATAGATTCCCATGCTTTCGGCCTTCTTGCCCCGGAACTCCCGTAATTGTTCCATAGACGGGAAATTATTCTTCGTGCAGAACTCCGTACCCTGCGGCGTCAGCAGAAGGCGCATAAGCTCTTCTTTGTTTTCCGTGCCATGCAACAACCGGCAGGCACCTAACCGGTTTGCTATCTCAAAAAACTCTTTATCCATAATGCTACATTTTTACTTTTACGTTAATAGTACCTTCCAAGGCATCAACCGTGCCTCTGGTGTTCTCCGATATCTTACCGGCAACCTCTTTGATCTCTCTCGTATTCTCGGCGATCCGATCGGTATTCTTTTCCACTTTATCTGATAGTTCGCGGATGGCCTTCACATCTTCCCAACCTCTGGATTGCATATCATAGATCAGCTTCATTTGTTCCCGGATCGGTTGCATACTGCCGCGGATGTCTTCCAACAGGGCACGGACGGCCCCGGTCTGACCGGCCAACAGGTTTATGCTTTCTTGGGAGGTTTTGGCATACGCGCCTTTCAGGGAATTTTCAGAAACTTCTTCTTTCTCCGGTTCTTCCACCTCATCTTTCATCAGGCTATCAGCCCAACCGAACTGCCTGTCAATCTCTTTTTGCAGTTCTTCCGCCATATTATAGATATAATCCTGCTCCCAACCGGAAAGGACATTGTCGGCATAGAACTCCTTCAGCTTGTCACGAATCTTCTTCATCGCACCGGAAGATTCCGTTGCTGCCTTGATGGATTCTGTGACCATCTGCCGCATCATCTTCTTGACGGTATCTTTCGCCGATTCTGCCCGGTCTTCACCGGAAGCCCATGCTTCGGCTTGTGCGTTAGCGAAGTTGTCAATGGCGGATTTCAAGTCTTCCCCGAAGATGGCATCTTTGGCCTTCTCCTTGTTGTCCGCTATGGCTTCGTTTATCTCGTCAATTTGGCTTTGCCATTCTTTTATCCTATCCTTATCGGTATTCTTTTTATCCTGTTCTTCACGGATTTGTTGTTGGATTAAAACTTTCTGTTGTTCCAACAGTTTGTTCTGCTGATCGATCAATCGGGAAGCATCATTCGAATAAGCCTTCTGAATGGATTTATCCAATTTTTCGTATGATTTATCCAATGTGTCGATCTGATCCTGCAACCGCTGAATACGTTTTTCGTTCTTCTTGTCATGGATTTTGGCGATGGCACCGGCCAAAGATGTAACGACACCAATGGCAGCACCGGCAGACGCACCGATCGGACCGAACATGGAACCGGCTTTCGCACCGTTCATTGCAGAACTTACAGTGTCCATAGCCACACTGAAGCCTTCGGCTATCCCGCCGAATACACCACCGAACGAATCCCCGAGCTTCGAAAACGTATCAGAAAGGAACTGTCCGGCCTGCATAATTTCACTCATGCCCTCTTCTATTTCTGCCAAACCCTCTTTTAACTTCTTGGCATCACTTTCAGAGGTAAATACTTTTTTTAGGCCATTTGAAACTTTATTAAAAGAGGTTTCCATTTGGTCAGCTTCACGGCGAACATTGGCTATTTCATCCTTGATGGCCTTCAACTGATCCGGTGACTTGCGAAGCACATCAAACTGTTCTTTGGTAATACCGAATGAATTATCAGAGGAATATTCCCCTCTTTCAAGAAAAGACAAGAATTTTTCCGCTTCATCCGCAATGGCACGAATAGAGGTGATATTCTTTTTACTCATATCATCAAACAGCCGGGTGATAATGGAGGTACTCTTTTGGGCTTCATTATCCACGTCTGCCAGTTCCTTTTTCATACCTTCTGCAAGGGAAAGCCGTTCCCATTTCGTTGTGGCCTTTGCTATCTTCTCATTATAAAGCTCCGTGATAGCCTGGCGCTTTTCCAGATATGAACCATATTCTTTCAGGTATTCGTTCATGGCACGTTTCTCTTCCTCCAGTTGTTCCTTATTCACATTGGAGGTCGATCGCTCCCGTTTGACGTATGAGTTCACCAAGGCTGTACGAATCTCCACGGTCTGTTCCTTAGTCAGTTTGCCGCCTTGAGCGTCTTTCCACTCTTTTTCCTTGGTCAGTATGGCGGCGATCTCATTGTCATAGTCTAGGTTTATCTGGGCGATCTTCTTTGCGGAGCCTTCTTTCATCAGGTCGATCTCGGATTGCTGGTTCTGCCGGCGGAGGGATAGGAGTTCGTCTATCAATTTCTCTTGTTGCTTGAGTTGATTATCCGTACTCTTATCCTTCTCATTTGAATTTGAATATTTGTCTATTTGTTCCTGTGCCTCCTGTATCTGTTTAGTGTACTCATTCCATTTCTTTGAATTTTTCTCAGAAACAGCTAAAGCGTCACGAGCGGCTTCCGCTTCTTTTTTCTGCTTCTCCCAGTAGGATTTATTTTTTATTTCTTCTTTTGTCGTGTCTGTTGTTGATTTTGACAGCTTTCTTTTGAAATTTTCTAACGCTTTTTGTAGGAGTTTGATACGTTCTTCTTCTTCCGCAATCGCTTTATTGTTGTTTACAGTAAGCGGTATTCCTGTTGAAGGAGATACGCCTATAAGTCTCCCGTTGTCCTCTCGTAATTTCTTTAATCGCTGCGTAGACTCATCTATGTTTCGGATATACGAATCATAGGTATTGGTATCACGTTCTTTATTTAATAACTTATTTGCTTCTGCTAAATCAAGCACGGCCAATTCTTCCAACTTGTACGCTCCTGTTATCGCAGGAGATAGTTTCTGTAGCTGTTCGTAAACGGATATTTTAGCTAATTCCGTTTCTGTCTCATCTTGAATTATACGTATCAATGATTCAACTTGATTCTTTCGATCTGTCTCTTGTTGAATCATTTTATCCTGTTCATCATTGAATCTCTTTTGAGCCTTTTCTGCTATGGTTGTACTGTCAGATAGAGCCAACATTGTAGCTGTCAAACCAATAATTACCGTTCCCAAAGCAACATAAGGATTGGTAAGCATTGAGGCATTAAGAGCAAGCTGTACTTTCCGTGCCAATACACGAGCATTGGTAAGCCCTATCTCTACAATAGTATGTTTGCTTTCAGCAGCGGTAACCAGCATCACGGCGGTACGATAGGCTCCATAGGTAGCAACCAACCCGGCCAATACCTTACCTATCGTTTCATAGTTTTCTATCAACGAAGTGGTTGTTTGGATACCCTTAATTATGACACCTTCCGATTTCTGCCCCAATTCATTGAATGCAGTATCCATAGCATCCTGCATCATTGATAACTGGCCATTGATAGTTTTAGAAGCATTCTCTGACATCTGATAGAACTTTCCGCCTGCGCTTGTAGCGTCAATAAACGCCTGTTGTACCATTTCTGCGGAGATTGCCCCTTTTGACATTTCTTCTTTGAGCTGCGCCATAGATTTGCCAGTCTTTTCCGTCATAAATTGTAACGGATTGAATCCTTGTCCAACCATCTGATTAAAATCCTGCCCCATCAACTTTCCAGCCGCCGACATTTGAGAGAAAGCCAACGTAAGCGAGTTAAACCTTTGGGTATCTCCCATAGAGACATCGCCAATAGCCTGTAAATAACGTGGTACTTTCTCAGCCTCGATATTAAAGCCTAACATCATCTGCGTAGCTTGGGTTACATCCGAAAACTCTAACGGAGAAATCTTAGCATATTCACGTACTTGCGACATAAGCGCATCCGCTTTTTCCTTGCTTCCCAACAAGGTTTGAATAGCCGTATCTGCGGCTTGGAACTCGCCACGCACACGGATAATTTCAGAACCCAACGCTTTCAACACACCTACCCCACCGATAACAGCCAATACCTTCTTCCAAGAAATAGCAATACCGTTATTACTCTCTACTACCTCTTTAGCATCGTCTTTATAAAGAGCATATTCGTCACGAAGTTTCTTTACAGACAGACGTGCCCCAGCTTGTTGTTGTGTCAAGTCGAACAAAACTGCCTTCTCTTCATCCAAAGCCTTACGTACAGCATTATATTCTTCCAATTTCTTATTAGCGGACAATGGATTTCTTTTCAATGCGATGCGATAGGCTTCACCAAGGCGTTTTACATCCGCTTCTATGCCTTTAATTACCGACTTTTGAGCGATAATCTTTTCTGAGAACCCGTTTACAACTTGCGAGGCATCAAATATTTTCTTTTTAAAACCTTGATTTATCTCATTACCAGCACGTACAGCTGAAGCGACAAGAGAATCCAATTCTTTCGTGTTTTTAGCTAATTGGGCTTCCATCGCACGGAAAGTAGCCGGAGATGTATTACCATCCATCCCGGAAATAGTAGATTTCAGCTTATCTATCTCTTCCCGTAACTTAATGACTTTTTGATAGTCTGCTTCTATGTGAAACGCTAATTTGGGCATACATCAATGTTTTGGATAAAAGTACATTAGACAAATGAAGCGGGAGAATTTTATACTAAAGGATATATGACAATTGAACTGTTGTCGTAAAATAAAAGAGACGGACTAACTACCCGCCTCTTTTTTGTCTCATAAGATCCTTTCCCGACATCTTTTTTACTTCAGTTTTCTCTTTGTCCTCATAGACAGCCCTCGGTTTATCAGCACTCATCAAGAGCAAAAGAAGATAAGGAAGATCCTCATACACCTCCCTGTAAGAAAGGTTCAAATTTTCCATGAATAAGGTAATACTTCCTACGATGGTATTGC